CCGATGGCCAGCGCCATCACGGAGTCCTGGACGATCGTCGTGTCCGGCACCTGGTACCCGCGCATCTCCGCGTCGAGCTGCGGCCACGCCAGGGCGGACCAGCGCAGCTCGCGCTTCTCGAGGGCGAACATCAGCTCCTCCAGGATCTTCGCCTTGGACTTCGGACCGGTGTTGAAGAGGATGAGGTCGCGCTCCTTGACTCGCGCCGGGTCGAGGTTCTCGGCCACGGCCTCCCCGGCGTTGTTCGACTCGATCACGGTCGGGCCGCGCGGGTACTCCTCGTGGAGCTTCTCGATCATCAGCTGGAGGGCAGGGTACGGCACGCCGCGCAGGCGGGCGTAGTGAACGATCTCGGTCGGCTCGACGTTCACGTCGAAGACGATCCCGACGGCGGCGTCCTGGTGGCGGCCGATGTCCCAGGCCTTGAGGTAGCGGTGGTCGTCGATCGGACCGCGCGGCCCCAGCCCGACCCCGGCGGCGTCGATGTCGGACGACTTGAACGTGAACCGCCCGCCGGAGCTGAGCGCGTCCTCCCAGGTCTCGGGGAACTCCTGGCGGCGGGCCTGGTCTGACATGGACCGCTTCTTCGCGTCGAGCCACTCCTTGTCGCGGTCGGGCCGCTCGAGGGCGGGGATGAAGATCGGGACGAACTCGGTATCGCCCGCCATGGACTTGCGCCAGAACTCCGAGCTGTAGTTGACCGGGCCCATGCCGGTCGTGATGATGTGGGCCGACTTGGCCAGGGTCGGCGAGATCGCCTGCCAGACGCGCTGCGGGTTCCCCATCCGCGCCCATTCGTCGATGTGCGCGTGGGTGCACGTCGCCTCCACGGCCGTGTCCTCATCGGCGGGGTAGGCCTTGGCGACCCGGGTGTCGTCCTCCTCCGCGTAGTACGCCAGGAAGTCGGTCCGGTTGGTCTTCGCCTTGAGCTGCATCCACGGCGGCAGCCGATCCAGCCCGTACTTGACCGCGTCCAGCAGCTCGATGGCCGCGTCGCTCCGCCGGGAGAAGAGGTGGACTCGCGCGTTCTTGTCGCGGAACCGGAGCACCCAGGCGTCGAAGGCAATGGCGAGCGTGGTGAACCCGAGCTTCCGCGCCTTCAGCGCGTAGATGAACATGACCTCTTCCATGCCCTCGATGAACTGCTCCTGGCCGGACCAGACCACCTCGCCCAGCATCCGCTCCTCGCCGGACTCCTGGTCGATGAACGTCCAGTAGTTGAGGAACTCGCGGAAGGAGAGTGCGCACGCCTTGAGGATCTCCAGCTTGAGCGGGTCGGCGGCTATCTCCCGCTGGTGCTCCGGGTGCACGGGGATCCTCATGCTCGGGCTCTTCTCCGGGCTTCTCGGAAGGATCTGGGCCGCCTCCATGGTTGCCTGCCCGGCCTCAGGTCGGGATCTCTACGGCGTCCCCGGGGAGGTCGTCGTCGCGGGGCTCCTCGCGGCCGCGCTCCAGCTGGCCCGACTCGACCACGATCACGGCGGTGTTCCCGCCACCGGCCGAGTCCTCGCGCGCCTCGCCGGCGGCGAACCTCGCGTTGCCGACCGCGGTCCGCGCGGCGTCGATGGCGTTCCGGTGCGGGAAGCCGTCGGCGTCCGTCTTCTCCATCGCGGCGACCAGGACCCCGGTGCCCTTGCGGGCGGCCCCGATCATCTCGTTCTTCATCGCCTCGATCACCGGGTGCAGGTCTTCCATGTGGCGGGCCGCCGCCTCCTGGACCGCGGCCTGGTACTCCGGGTCGCGTCGCCAGCGCTTGACGGACGGGACGGACACGTTGCAGAGGTTGGCGATCTGCTCGGCCGTCATGTTCGCGGCCTCGAGCACGACGCCCTGCTGCTTGGCGACCTGCATCTGGACGACTGACTTGCCCTCGGTTCCCATGCGGGAATCTTACTGGGGTATCAGAAGTGTGGTCCTACGCGGCTTCGGCGAGGGACGGGTACGTCTCCTCGAGCGCCTCGCGCCGGTCCGCGGGAGCCATCTTGCGCTCCTCGTCGTACGCGGCCTGGCGCTTCGCGTACTTCTTGTCGTCGGCGCGGAAGGCCATGCCCTGCGGCGCGAACGCGTCGTGCTCGATCAGGAGGCAGTCGCGGGTCACGGCGGGCGGACCCTTCGGCAGCTTGGCGGACGAGCCCACCTTGTCGTGGAACTCCTTGGGCCGACCGCACCGCGGGCACCACCTCATCGGCCGCACCTGCAGGGGAACGGGCGGCCCTCGGTCGGGTAGTGCCGAAGCCGGGGATTCACCACGCGCCAGACCTGGCCGTGGCGGCAGATGAAGAACCTCACCATCCCTCTTGCTTCCGGTCGCCCACGAAGAGAGGGTACTGGGCCGACACGCCGTGCTCGGGCGTGACGACCGCGAGCAGCTGCTGGGGCGGCTCCGGGTCGAACGCCTTGCCGCGGGCGTACTCGTCGTAGCCCTTGCCGGCGCCGTTCACGATGAAGCCCTTGGCCGGCAGGGACATCAGCTGGTGCCAGTGACCGAACAGCAGCACGTCGAACGGCACGCCCTCCGCCTGGGCCTGCTTCCGGACGCGGTGCGTGCGCAGGGCGAGCGGGCTGAGTGCTCCCTGGATGCCGGTGCCGCCCTTCGCCTCGTCGCCGTGCTCCGCGCGGAAGTTGGTGTCGTAGATGCTGAAGTCGACCGACAGCGCCTTCGGGATGTTGAACGTCACCCGGTCGTCGGCCTTGAAGCGGTGGGCGACCAGGTTCCAGATCAGCGTGTCGGCGTTGTGCTGGGACCGCATCTTGTACCGCGGCTGCTTCGAGTCGCGCGGGTGGTTGCCGGGGACCGACACGACGTGGACCTTGCCGAATTCGTCCAGCAGCATTTCGATCCCGGCCTCGGCCCACGTGACTGCGTACGGGATCGCGTCGTAGGTGGTGACCTCGTTCGTCTCGCGGAACTCGTCGTGGATGTCGCCGGACAGGTAGTCGCCCAGCGAGGCGAGGACGTAGCCGTCGTACTTGACGCCGGACAGGTAGCGCCGCGCCATGAGGATCGACTTCTCGAAGAACCGCTTGACCCGGAACTCGGCGATCTCGAGGTCGTAGTGGTTGTAGCCGTTCATCTCGGCCTTCTCGACCCGCTCCGCGATGTGGTAGTCGCTGAAGAGGCCGAGCAGCGAACCACGGTGGTCCTTCGTCTTCTCGGGCTTCAGCAGCCAGTTGGGTCGGGGCGCCTCCTCGACCGCCTCCACGAGCTGGAGCGTGGACGCAAGATCTTCGACGCGGGTCTCGAGCACTTCGGCCCGCCGGCGCGTGGCGGCCAGCTCGAGCTTGGTGGCGTCGTGGGCGTTGCGCGACCGGGAGAGCTTCTCCGCGATGGCGTCGACCTCGGGCGTCCGCACATCCTCGTTCAGCTCGACCTCGCCCTCGTTGCGCACGAAGGCTTCGCCGTGGTCGAGCCGGTACCGAGTGGCGACGCTGTTCGGCAGGGCGCCGGTGCGCCGGGCGGCTTCGTTCACGCTCTTAGCCTCGCCGGACTCGAGGAGCTCGACGGCCTTGGCGATCTTGGGGTTACGTGCTGCCATTGTTCCATTCCTTCCGCAGCGTCTTGCCCCACTCCGGGCTGGGGATGAACCCGCTGACCCGACGGTCCCACCGTCGGTAGTCCAGCGTGCAGTCGAACAGATACTCGAACGGACCGATCTCCTCGTGGTCGACCTTCTCGGCGTGACCCAGCGTCGGGTCCTCGAGCGAGCGAGCGACCTGCTCGCTCAGCCACTGGCCGGAGTCGACCGGGCAGCACTTGCCGATGTAGCCGCCGATGTGGGTGAGCCGCGTGACCGGCCACTCCCAGTCGTCGGGGTAGCCCATGAGCCTGGTGAGCTCGCGCATCGTCAGGAGGCGGGGCTCCGACCAGTGCACGAACTGGGTGGCGCCGGAACCGGTGATGACGAAGCCGGGGCGGCCGGGGTGGATGCGGCGGGGCCAGTTCCACCCGCGCAGGTCGGGCCAGTCGCGCATCGCGGACGGGAACCGTCGCTTCAAGGCCTCGGGCGGCTCGGGCAGCCGCGCCATCAGCTCGGTGAACCCCTCGCCAGCGCGCCATCCGTGCTCCGCGGCGGACTCGATCAGCAGCTCGCCCAGCCGGTCGTCCTCGCCGATGGCGGCATGCCAGTCGACGGCGCCGTCGGTGCGGACCTTCCGAAGCGCCCAGTCCGAGGGCATGATGTCGCCGTAGGGCTGCTCGTCCGGGGTGATCTCCAGCCCGACCAGGTCGCCGATCGCTTCCTGGTATGTGACGACCCGCCGTGGAGCGGGCCGCTCAGCGCCGAACGGGACGCGGTGGAAGACGGGGTAGTAGCGATGCCGCATCTGGGCGGCCCCGACCGAGGAGCCCGACATCTTCACGTGGGTGAGGTCGTACTTCTCGCCGGTGCGCTCCTCGAGATCGTTCCGGAGCCACTGCATCAGGACGCGGCCCTGGTTGAAGGCGCCCTGGACGGACTCGAACGACACGACCTCGGGACCCGGAAGCCCGTCCGCCCCGCGGCACCGGCCGGCGTAGGCGATGAGCTCCTTCATGCAGTTGTTGATGTTCGACTCCGGGCCGCGCGCGTTTTCCTTCTTGCTCTGGTTCATCACGCTGAAGCCGGAGCACGGCGGCGTGCCCGACATGTAGGCGACCCCGTTCTGCGGGGTCCACTCGGCTGCGGTGCCGACCTCCTGCGCCCACTGCGGGCCGAAGAACGTGCGGTTGAGCTCCATGACGTCGTCGCCGAAGCCGCCGGGCAGCGAGGCCCGGTGGACCAGCTTGAACGCGCCGGTGGCGACGGTGCCGAGCGACCAGGCGCCGGCGAGGCCCTGGCAGTCGACGAAGTCGAGCTGCTCTCTCACTCGCCGGTCCTCATGCTGTGACGCGCGGCCGCAACGTCGGGGTCGATCGGGACGGCGTCAGCGGGGACATAGTCCATCTGGTACACGAGGTCGAGCGGCTTCACGTGGATGCCCTCCTCGTGCTCCACGATGACGGAGCCTTCGGTCACCTCGACCCGCGTGGGCTTCGGAACCTCATACGCAGCGCCCTTGGTGCCGCCGGGGCTGCGCTTGATGATCGTGCAGCTGCCGTCCTTGGGCACTACTCGGCCCCCGAGCTGCCGAAGCCGGAGTCACCCCGGACCGAGGGAGCGAGCTCCTCGTCGGGCTTGACGACCTCCCAGTCCGGCATGGCGATGTGGATCGCGATCAGCTGGGCGATGCGGTCGCCCCGGCGGATGAGCGTGGGCTGGATGGCGGCGGCGATGAGATGGACCTCGCCACGGTAGCCTGCGTCGATCTTGCCCTCCTGCGTGAGGAGGTTGTACTTGAGCAGCGTGCTCGAGCGCGAGCCGACCATCCCGTAGTACCCGACGTCGAGCTCCACGGCGACGCCGAGCGGGATCTTGACGACGTCACCGGCGCCGAGCTCGTAGAAGCCGTGCGGCGTCGTGGGCCGCGCCCGGAGGTCGATCCCCGCGTCCAGCGGGTACCGGCCTTCGGACAGGTCGTCCTTCGCGTACAGCTCGCGATCTAGGATCTTGAGCCGCATCAGAAGGGCGGCGGCTTGACCCCGCCGGGTGCCTCACCGGGCTGCTCGGGCTGCGCCGGCGGCTGCGGGGCAGCCGGAGGCGGTGCCTGCTCCTGCGGGGGTGCGGGCTGTTCCGCGGGCGGCTGCGGCGGCGCGGGCGCCGGCGGAGCTGGAGGGGCGGGCGGAGCCGGGGGTGCCGGCGCGGCCTGCTCCTGCGGTGCCGCGGGCGGAGCCTGCGGCGGTGCGGGAGGTTGGGCGGCCGGTGCCGGAGGAGCCACCTCGGGCTGCGGCTGCGGGGGCAGAGGCGCCTGCGCAGGGGCGGGCTGTGCGGGTGCCGGAGCCGGTGGCGCCGGCGCGCTGGCGCCGTTCTCGATGATGTTCCCGGCGGGGTCGCGCTTGCCGACCAGCTTGGCCGTCCACGGGACCGTCTTGTTCCGGAGCTCATCCTTGTACTCGTCCTGGATGATCTCCACGTCGATCACGACCCCCTCGAGGCGGCTGCCGAGGTCTTCGAAGTCGACCCCGCCGGGCGACTCGAAGTAGTCGCGCGGGATGCCGAGGCGCCGGCAGAACTCGAAGAAGATCCTGGCGGACTTCTCCGTGAGCGTCTGCTGCCCGGCGAGCACGCGGCGTCCGTCCATGGGACCGCCGACGACCCGGTAGACAGGCGAGATCTTCTTCTTCTCGCTGTCGCCCTTGCAGCTGGTGATCTCGAGCCGGTAGGTCGCCGGGTCGAGCAGCGTGACCTCGTTCTCCTTGAGGAACTGCTGGTAAAGGGCTGAGACGTCTGCGGATGCCATGGGTGAAAAGTCCTCCTCGTTGTTTCCTGGGGTTACCTTACTCCGCCTCTGCCGGTTGGGCAGCAGGCTGCGTCTCGAACCCGTTGAGGAGTCCGAACATCTGCGTCACGTTGGGATGCTGGACGATCGGGCCGGGCATGCGCCCGGTGCCGTCCTTGGCCACCACGTTGTTCGTCGGCTGGACGAGCAGGTTGCGGGTGACCTGGTTGTTCTCCTCCATGGTCGTGTACAGGTAGCCGACCGTGTCGACGAAGTACGGGAGGGTGTTGGCGAGCTGCCCCTGGAGGAGCGGCCGCATCTTCCCGTTCACGTCCTTGGAGCCGACTGTGAACACGACGCAGTCCGTCGGGTTACCGACCGACAGGACGAGGTCGCGGTAGTTGCGCACCAGCAGCTCGAGGGAGCGGAGCACCGAGCCCCAGTCCTGCTGGTCGAGCTGGTGCGGCCCGACGATTTTGTCGATGTACCGCTTCTGGATTTCCATCAGCGAGTCGACGATCACGGACTTGAAGCCGTGCTGGCCCGACGAGAGCCAGCGGTACACGTACTCCATGGTGTCGAAGTCGGGGACGTTGGCGATGCAGGTCTCCCACGTGCCATCGGCGGCGGGCGGGTTCTCGTGCATCACGTTCCAGAACACCTTGGCCTGGGTGGGCAGGTACTTCGCGCGCCCCTCCGCGTCGAGGATCAACCTCGGACCGGGGGCGGTGTCGCCCAGCCATGACTTGCCGGACCCGGCCTCGCCATGGACCAGCAACGTGAACGTTTGGGTGCTCATGCGTCTCCTCTCATCCCTTGGAATCTACCCCCTGGGACACGTACCGCTCGAGCGGGTCGACCTGCTTGTAGTCGGCGGCCACGGCGGCCTCCCAGTCGGACCCGTCGTCCATCATGCCGGTCAGGCACAGCCCGGTGAACGGGCATTCCCAGTGGCAGTCGCCGGTCGGGTTGGGGTAGCAGACATCGTGGTGCTCGATGCCGGAGTCGAGCAGCTCGGTGGCCCGCATGATCTCGCGGGCCTGCTGAGCGTAGTGGCGCCAATGCGAGCGGAGCTCGTCGACGTTGTGCCGGACCTCGTGCCGCGCGTAGAACGGCGGCTTCGCGGTGGCGGTGCGCTTGACCTTGCGGGCCATGTTGTAGAGCACGAACTCGGCGCGGTTCTCGACCTTGCCCTCGTCGACCAGGTGCAGGAACTCGACGAGGTGCTCGGTGAGCAGCTGGGTGTCGACCTGCAGCTTGCGGACCGGCTCGGTGAGGGAACCGACCGACTTGTGCTCGAGGTTGCCGCGCTTCTTGTCGGAGAGGCGCTCGACCCGGACGTCGAGCTTGGAGAGGATCGTGGCGCCGTCGATGAGCGGCTGCTCCATCTCCGACTCGGAGGCGATGACGTTGAGGTCCATGTCCGCGCCCTCCTCCGCCAGCCACTCGAAGTAACCCTCGACCATGGCCGTGACGAGCGCGTCCTCCTTGAGGATCTCGTCCTCCAGGGTCGGGTGCAGGATGAGGTCGGTCTGGGTGGTCGCCTCGAGAATCTGCATCGCGTACTCCGGCTCGCCGTAGACGCCCGGCTGGTAGTACGAAGCAAGCACCTCGTGGAAGCGCGAGCCGATGCTGAGCGGCCGGTGGAACTCCGGCCCCTTGTCGGGCGCGAGACGCCGGTACGTGCCGAGGTACCACTTGCGACGGCAGCGGCGCCAGCCGGATGCTTCGGAGTTGGTGAGGCGCAGGCTCACGGGCGCATCCCGCCTTCGTTGAAATAGTTGGCCGGATCGCCGGGGATCCGCGCCCCGGGCCGCTGCTTCTTGTAGCACCGGCAGTGGTACGTGTTGGTCAGGTAGTCCCACTTGGTCACCTTGTGCCCGGCGCGGCGGCAGGAGGCGTACCGAAGCAAGCGGATGGGAGCGGTGACGGGGTTCATGCGGGCGACCCCTTGACGATGCGGTCGATCCCCTCGACGGGCCCGGCGGCCGGGTCGGGGCTGTGGTGCCCGTTCTCGCAGATGAGCGAGCGGCCGTCCTCAGAGCGCGTCACCAAGATGCCATCGCAGATGCGGCACTCGTCTTGCGGCGGCTCGGATCCGACCTCCGGGATGGTGCGGCGAACGGGCGGAAGGGTGTGCTTCAGACCGTCGGCCGTCTCGAAGCTCTCGGGGTCGTGGTACGAGGGGATGTGGTGCTGCGTGACGAACGGCTCGCTGCGCTTCCCGGACTCGATGTGCGGTGACGGAGCGGGGACCAGAAACTGGCCGCGCAGCAGGTGCACGGGGATCCCGGCATCCTTGAGCAGGTTGACCCCGTCGACAATGCGGTACTCCTCGTCGGCGATGACCTTCTCGATCCCGGCAGCGATGATGCTCTTGGCGCAGCTCAGGCAGGGCGTATGGGTGCAGTACAGCGTGGCGCCCTCGGTGGCGATGCCCTTCCGCGCCGCGAAGTTGATGGCGTTCTGCTCGGCGTGGATCGTGCGGACGCAGCCGGGCTGCTGGTCGATGTGCAAGCAGCCGACGTCGTCGCAGTGGTCCATGTCCGGCGGGGAGCCGTTGTAGCCGATGGCGATGATGCGGCCGTCGATGGTGACGACGGCGCCGATCCGCCCGCGCGGGCAGGTGCTCCGCTCGGCCACGTGCTTGGCCATGCCCATCATCCACTTGTGCGCGGCGACCCTCCTCATATCAGATAGGGTACACCTGCGACAGGTTCTTCCCGAGCGCCACCAGCCAGCGGTCCGCAGTCTCGAGCTGGACCTCGCTCTGGGCGAAGAAGCGGCGGATGCGGCTCTCGTCGACGCCGATCAGCAGACCGCGCTCGACGTTCGTTGCGGCCGCGTTCCGCAGGACCGACTGAAGCGGGCCGGCGGGCAGGCGCTTCTTTCGCTCCGCGCGCTGGGCGGCGCGGCACTTCGAGCATGCCGCGTACGGCAGGTCGCTGAGGAACTCCTCGCGCTCCCGGAACGTGTAGCAGGCCCGGCAGAACTTGCGAGGCTCACAGCTCGTCATCGCCCTCGACGACGGCGGCGAGCGCGGCGTAGCCGACGATGTCGACGGCGGTGTCACGCTTGTAGCCCTCGGTCCCCCGCATCGCCTTGAGGATGATCATCAGGTTGGCGACGTCGTACGGCGTGAAGGGCTTCTCCTCCAGGTCGCGCCCACGGACGTAGCCGTTGAACCCGTCGGCGATGCGCTGGAAGTTGATGCGCGGGTGACCGTAGTCCTTCTGCCGATCCCCGCGGATGAGGCCGTTCGCCTCCTCGGTGACGTTCTGCTTAGCCATTGGTCACTTCCTCCCAGTCGGTGAACCGGATGATGCCGGGCTCGCCCTGCACCTCCTCGTTGTAGTCGCGAGCCGGAACGTACACCGGCACGCCCAGCTCCGCGATGTTCCGCGCGTTGTCGGGATTGTCATCCACGAAGATGTCGCAGAGCCCGACGAACGGGTGGAGGTGCTTCTCGCCGGGGCCGGGGACGACCACCAGCGCGTGGTAGGGCACGCCGTGGCGGGCGAGCCAGGCGGCAGTGACGTGGTTGGTGTCGGCGGGGCGGGAGGTGACGATCACCACGTCGCCACGGCGCTCGAGGGCGACCGCGGCCCGCACGCCGTCGGCGTACGCGCGGCCGGTCGCGAAGCAGTACTGGCGTGCTTCCGGGTCGGACCAGAGCCACTTCCACTCCTCCGGAGACAGGACCTCCTTGATGTGGTTCCAGTGCTGGTCCTCGCCGTACTCGGGCACCTCGCGCCCACGCAGGGCGTGGACCGTGGCGAGCGCGGCTTCCGTCCAGCGGTAGAGCACGCCGTCCAGGTCGAGCCCGATCAGCGAGCGGGGCTTAGACATCTGCGTCACCAAAGTCGATGAACTCGATGGACCCGTACGGGAAGAACATACGCTGGTCTTCCTCCTGGGCGACGCCCTTGAAGCCACCGTCGACGAAGACTCCGGACTCGGCCATGGCGAGCTGGTACGCCACGAAGGGATACGGCTCGTCACCGTCGAACGCAGGCTTGCGGACGATACGTGCGGTCCGACCCTCTTCGAGCATGTTACGCGACACGCTCCACCTCCAGCCACTTGATCTCGAGGCCGAGCTTCTTGGCGGCGCCCTGGATCTTGCGCTCGATGTCGCTCTTGCTGTTGCCCTTGACGGTGTACCGGACGCGGCCGAAGACGAAGATCGTCCGCTCGCGGTCGACGGCGACCCGGTTGCTCAGGATCTCCGTGCTCTCGCGCTTCCATGGCTCGGGCGCGAGCCGCCGGGCGTCGCGGTAGCCGGAGGGCACCTCGTAGCGGAACGTGTACTCGCGTGTGACGGCTTCGCTCATTTGGCCAGCATCTCCCGGAGGGTGCCCTCGTCGCGCTCGATCTCGGCCGCCTTCTCGAGGTTGGAGCCGTACTTGGCGCGGATCCGGTCGTCGACCGAGTCGACCGCCACCACGTCGATCATCCGGAGCGGCGTGTCCTTGCCGCCCATCCGGTGGCCGCGGTCGTCGCCCTGGCGGTTCTTGATCGCGGACCCGTGGAGCTCGAGGCGGAGCTGGATGTCGGCGTTCGAGAGGTTGACCCCCTCGGCGCCGGCGGCGTAGGTGCACAGGATCACCCGGACCTCGCCGTTCTGGAACTGGACGCGCCCGGCTTCGCGGTCGTCGGGCTTGATGTCCCCGGTGTAGACGGCGTGCGGGATCTTTTCCTTCTCGAGCCGCTTGGCGCAGAGCCGGAGGAGCGGCACGGACTCGGCGAACACGGCGATGCTCTCGTCCGGCGCCTCCTCGCAGATCTCGATCAGCTCCGACACCTTGCAGGAGGGCTCGGTCAGGTCGATGGTCTTCCCGTCCTCGGCGAAGACCCCGGTACCGCCGGTGAGCTGCTTCAAGCGAAGCGCCTGCTGGAGCGGGTTGCTCGCCATGAGGACGCCGTTGTCGAGCTCGGCGAGCATGTTCTTCCGGAGCTCGTCGTAGACCTTGCGCTGCTTGGACGGCATCTCGACGGTGCGGACGATGGTCGGCAGCTTCTCGCGGAGGTCCGGGAGGATGAGCTCCTTCGGGCGGCGCAGGAAGCGCGGGTCGA